GTGAAAAGTAAAAATCATGCAAAACAAATAAAATTACACAATAAATAAAATAAATCAGGTCGCTTTTCACAACGACAAGAAATTATGCCACATCCGACCTTGCGGATAGTACCGAGTCTCACAGTAGATGGCGGTGTATACGTCCGGCAGAAAATAGGCCACGGACAGTGCAGATTTTAACTGCAGATATACATATTGATTAGTTGATTAGAATCAAACAGAGGTCAAAGCTCTTCCAGCATTATGCACTGGATTGATTAGAATTAACTCAGGACGTCCAGAGATTGCAAACGAATGCGCACTCTTTGGTCCCACCTCGTTCCCGAACGAACAACGAAGTTCGAACAGTACTGAACGGTATGATTACAAATTAACAAGCAAAATAAGCCGTTTTCTCTACACTTCGCTTCGCTTCAAAGTTTCGATACTAACTGCACTTAAATATACTTAGTGATTAGAAAAGCCTAGGTGAGAAAGAAAATTCCTCGTAGTCTTTCACGTGGTAAACGGCTAGTTACCAGAGGTGTCGAAGGGAACAGGTTCCAAGTCCTGGGCGTAAATACAATAGCTCTCCGGCCAAGAGAGAGTAAGGTTTGACATATAATTGGGCAGCACGATTATATACAAAAGCAATAAATTAAGGCAAAATCGACGTGTAAAAATTAATTGTTTACACCCTAACCAAGCGAACTGACTCGCAGGGCTGGGTGTCTGATTAGACATTGATTGTAAGTAAGTCAGTATTCCGTACGGTATAGTAGATAGTTACGATTGCGAGTAAGTTATTGAAGGTTAATTTAGATTTTTCCATATAGCTTAATTTGGTGGAGGTAAGGCTACACTTTGGATATTTCCCCATCCCATCATTTGTTGCGTCCCCGTTGGAACGAATGCAGATGATTGTGGATTTCCGGGTAAGACCGAAGTGTAGGTATTTTTGCCATTCAGCATTTGTGTGGTGTGTGGCGTTGGCATTGGGGCTCCTCCTCCCATGCCACCTGAATACGCCATGTACGACGGTAGACCTGCTGCGGTCATTGCCGATTCTTTTCCTGACAAAACTGTTTGGTAATTGGTCATTGCATTAGATGATTGGTTATTTTGTAGGGCGATATTCTGGTTAAAATTTTGATTCGACAGAGCTGAAGTGTCGGAGAATTGTTGAGCAAGCATAGATTGTTGGAAGCCTTGATTAGATACTTGTTCGGCGGTTCTCTGAGCATGATTAGCTGAATTCATTGCTAAATCAGTTTGATCTTTCATGCTCTGACCGACCAAGTTACTAGTCATGTTGAAGGCACTGCTTACAGCCTGCCCCCCCACAATTCCAGCAGTAAGCGCGCTGTTTGAGTCGTTGTTGGTGCTCTTTGCGCTGCTGCTTTTTGCGGTACTTGGCGGCTTGCTTTCTAGCTTTTCTTTTGGCAGGATTGGATTGTGAGTCGAATTGTCCACTGCTCGGCTCAACTCGTCCGCGTTGGACGAGAAGGTCTCCATTGCTATTTCCTCCATGTTCCTCCTCTGTGGGAACTGCGTCAGATCTGAAGAAGATTGAAGGTCCGGGGGTTTGTGGTCTTTGATTAGTACTGGTCCGGTTGGTGAGGATTGGTATTTCTCGAAGGGTTCCTTGGGTTGGGAGGGTTGAAAGCCTGGTTCCGTCAAGCGAGTAGTAGTTCGAAGCCCGGTTTCCGGAGTGAAATCCGTCAGCGAGACGTAATTCTTGAAGGAAGTATTCGATGGGATTGTTGTCGCGGAAGATCGAGCAGAAGTGATCCGCAGGTTCTGGGCTTGACTGTCCCGAATCTCCTGGATCCAAGATGGTGTTGCCTTCGGCGTCCGTAGGATAGATGTCCGGCTTCGTTGGTACTCCTGGACAGTCTGTGATTGCTTGGCAGACTGGAGAGCTTGACCGGGAAGTTGTGACACTTGAGACGAAAGAGGGTAGACGGATTCTACTTCGTCCGCCCAGTTGGGAACTTTGTACGGTTGGACTCCCTGGCGCACTCGGAATGCTGATTGGAGGTCGAGGGCCTCGTTCATTCAGAGCCGTGGATCCGTTCGTAGTCGTCCTTTGTGTAATTAGAGTGTCGTAGTCTAAATTGCGTAAGGATGGCCTCCGAGACTGGTTTTGGGGAGAGATAGGTCTGGTGGGGGAGGGCACTTGATGCGTAGAAACAGATGGAGGGGTCGATACAAAAAGGAAGGAGTTTGGATTGGTCGCTTGCGTTGAGTTGATTGTACACAAGGCCGTTGAAGACAAAGAAAGTATACGATTTGCGGCCGATCTTAATAGCCGCCTCGTAGAGGATGCAGGGTCTGGCGACGGTCCAAAGGTAGTCAAAGTCAGGTCCAGTAGCCATATATAAAAATACAGGACACACGAGAACAAGAGAACAAAGAGTTCGTTAATCATAATGATCGCTTTATTTCGCTTTGTCTATATACCGAAACAGAATAGTTGAAAAATTATAGATGTTTAAAACACGTGGAGAATTGGTCTTTACGTGAGTGAAAATTCCGGTTTTCACAATTGGTGAGAACCGAACGGGTTCTCACCATCGTCCTCTTCTTCGGGTGGATCCGAAGTGTGGGACATCGCCTGCAAACGGCTCATCACCTGCTCGGTGACTTCACGTATGCGACGCTCATGGTTTGCTGGCCCTTCTTGGCAGCTTTGAACTAACATGGCGTTTTGCGACATTGTTGCTGACTGTGGTATTGGTGTTGTCATGTCCATGATTTGAATTGGCACGAATTCGTATTGGTTATATTGCGCAATCACGTTCGTAGGGCTTGCTGGAACAGTCCAGTAACCGGGGAAATTGAATTTCGCGTAACCTATTGGCAAATTCGTCGGTACGTTGATGATCTGAAACAAGATAGCTTGCCCGGCTGCGATGATGTTAGTCAAAGGGGTAGCTTGCAATGCTTCAATCATTGCTGTTGTCTGCGTTGAGTAGATAGGTTGTTGTACTGCTCCTGATCCTCCGTAGAACAAAATGGGTAATGATCCGAAAACGAGAAAACTCTCGTTCAGAACAGGCGTGATGCTCGTTGGTCCGGTTGTGTCGGGTACTACAGCTATAGTAGCACCCATCATTCCAAAATTCATTGCGATGTTATTGATCGCGAATCTACCGGACAGGTTTGTGTACAAGTTCTGCATTCCGTACGGCGTAGTTGTCATGAATGTTGAACCACTGATGGTTGGGTTCAACACATTTGACGAAATATTACATGCGGTAAGTTGAGTCGCTGTAGTATTGGAATTCGCCAAAGTGATTGGTCTCGTCACGTCAATTGCCTGACCGAGAAGCGTGCATTGCGTTTGAGCATTGATATTGCACACAATATTCTGTCGACCCCAATATTGGTATGGCCTACTGTAAGGCGTTCCATTTGCTTGAAGTTGTCCGTAGAAATACTGCGTCAATATAGGTGTCGCAGCTTGCGCGAGTGTTTGAATAGTCGTGATTGGCGTATCAGTGTATGGTGACGTTGTCTGATACTGTGGTCCAGGCATGAGAACTTTTGCAAGGCTCAAATTAGACGATGTGTCATCGAGCGTCGAAAGCGGCATGAGCTGCGCGACGCGGAAGGATTTGTCAGGTTTGTTCGAGATGACAATGTTGACGGAATTCGCGGTCCCATTCGAGTTGATGAGGGGACTGATGACGAAGATGACAAACGTACCTCCGGAGAAGTCAATGTTTGTGGGGTCCGTACCACGCCAATGGTAAAGAACATTCCTTTCGTCGGGTCCGATGATCGTGATACTGTTACTTTCTTTAACGTCGATTGCTTCATAAGGAAACACCGTGAAGTCCGAGAGAGTTGTTGCGTCGGTGGGCGAAAAGTTTGGAGGCATTTTTGTAATGCCAAGCTTTCCTCCATTGAAACCAGTTCCGACGATGGTGATTGTCCAATCGAATCCCCCAGCCCACGCATTGTAAGGGGCACTGAAGTACTGGACGTACTCATTGGATCCACTTGGTGCGATGACGCTGGTGTAGATGATAGTTCCGGCGTTTTGAGCGCTTGACCACGGGATAGTTGCAACGATAATATCTTTGCCGTACAACTCCATAGGTAGCATGCCAGGTTCACCCGTGAATTGATTAACGAGTCCTGAAGTTCCACCCATTGCACCTTGTCCTCCTGACAAAGGCGCGGGGGCGCTCGGATGATTGATCTCAGATGGTGCTCCATTTTCTCCAACAACTGCAGGTTGAGTAGGCATTTTGTCTGCTTGATACTGTAAATCGTCTTCTCTATATGCCGACTGAGAACCTTCGGGTAGATCAGTGTCCCATATAGTGTTAAAACAAGAAATATAACTGGGCCACGATGTCAACTTGATTCCGTAGTCTGTGCAACAACTCATGAGATGTGATCTCATTTCGTTGAAGAATTTGCGTCCATGGTTGCAAGCTTCTAAAAGCGCAACTTGAATGGTGCCGGTGATTGTACAGTAGTCAAATTTGACCACGTCCGGTTCTTTCCAAAAGTCATGTGGTTTCGTGTAGACAACGAGATCGAGCATTTTTGAGAAGGTTTTGAGCTGTAAAGCTCCTGCGAAATACTTGGAGATTTCTCCGTTTGGTAGTTCGGCCTTCACAAAGTTCCTTTTCAGGAATTCGAGCTCTGTCAATCGTTTGAAGTCTATTTTACCTTTACCCTTGTCTGCTGGAGTACAAATAACTCCGAATTTGGCGGCTTCTCTGATGTAGTTCTCTGGTGAGAACATATCTCGAGCTTGGAGTGAAACGGTGTCCACAACATCGTCGCCATAAAATGAGCAACGGACGTTTTCGTGGAAATGGTCCAAACTTAGCAAATATCTGCGATCGAATTGTTTGCAGAGTTTGCGCCAGACATAGTAGTGGTAAATGTGGTTCACAAATGAATTGTCAAATCCAGTGAGAGTCTGTCCTGAAATGTTACCTCCTGGTAATTGGACCACAAAATCTCGATAGAGTATGAGTGGTCGAATCAGGTGACTGTGTAAAGTTTGTCGTACTTGTTGATCTTCGTCAGTGCAATGTGGATCATTCATCTCATAGATCTTGTTGTAGATCTTGTAGAGACGCTCCATGACGCACACGGGAACAGAACTGTCCCACGCTTTAGCATCAAGGTCGAATCCTAGCATTGCCACTTTAGCATGCCAGTTGAAGAGATCATTGAATCCCATTCCGGTAGGGTCAATTCCTATTTTGATTGGATGTTGTTCGTGAATGTCAGCTAGTGCAGCCGTAGCTGTATGAAAATACATACGGTCACACATGACTTTATCAAGCGGAGCAGCCCAAAAGGCACGAGTCGTTGGTTCGTCGTAAACACGACGCACGGGTCTCGCCTCATCTTTTAGGGTTCCGCAATTTACAACACATGTTCGTTCTCCTTTCTTAGCATGATTAATGATGTCGTCGATAGCTGCATTGAGCATTCGCCCGTTGTTGTCTTGACGAATGTGCCAAATTTGACGTTCGTTGTCAAAAGCAAAATAAGCTGCTTTCTTGACTTCATCGGTTAGATGTTTCCAGGGGTATCCTGGAGATGTGTCACGTTGAATTGGGTTTGACGATCTGAATCGAGATGTTCCATTAACTGCTTCGGTCTTAGTCATCTTAAAGACTATTTGATCATTGGCTCTGATAAGACATGCGTAGTAATCGGCGATTTCTTCGACGCAAATATCAAGTTCCGGAATATCCATTGTCAGTTGTTCATGATTGAAATTTTCAAGGCCAGCTTCGTATGGTAAAAAATCCACTAGTGGTCGCGGATCATTCTTAGACAATACTACTGGTTCAAATACACCTTCAGTCCAAGCGAGGGGCGATTTATATAATCGCGTTTGAGTACTCTGATATTGATGGAGTATTCCTTTTTCCTCATCATGAGCGACACCTATTACTCTATAGTAACCGTGGGCGTGCTCGTTGATTGGTAAAACTCGTTGATGATTGAGTATTGTGATGTAGTGTTCGTCGACTCCGACTGGTCCGAGTGCTTGAAACTCAAGATTGGCAAAATCTTCTTGAAAGATCATAGAGCCAAATCCTCTAGTTTCATTAGCAGCAGCGTGTATACAGACTATTTTACGTTGAACTTTGGGGTTGCAGATGATAATGGCGCTCCCGCAATACCCTTTCCTGGTATTGATTGGAGCGTATTCTACGCCTACAGCATGTCCGTTGTAATTTTGTCCATAGCGTTTAACGCCGCCGATACGTGTGTGTGTGACATCCTTGAGTGCAATGTTGGTAATAGTTGCGGTTTTGTCGGGATGTCCGACAAGTATCCAAGCTGAGAGTCCAGTTCTGGTGGCAGTGTCTGCTTTGATACTCACAAAGTGCAATATATCCTTGAATTCGCGATCGCCTCTCCTCAGTTTAAAAACTGTGAGATCTCGTTCCGAATCTTGGTGAATGATTGTTGCACCGTAAGTAGCGCCATCGGCGTCAAAGCAGGAGAACATATCTCCTACTGCACGGTTAGAAAATGCATGCATATTAGTAACTCCGATTCTTCCCTTGATCATCAAACCACGTAATAAAACGTCTTGTTTGTTGGCCCCGATATAGACATAGTTTCCGGTAACCAGAGGTATTAAATCTGCTGCATTGTTGTCGACCATAGCTTGTTCGACTAGTTGTGAATCTTTGACACTGAGTGGAATTTGTGTCATTTGTGGTAGTTGTCCGACGCCATTAACTGGCATCATTGATCCTGGTTGTGTATAAAGAGGTGGTCCCTCTCTGTACTCATCTCCTCCACGAGATGCTGTGAAAAGTTTTCCTTTGCGGTGACTTTTGAGGACTTCTTGGGCCATCTTATTGATTTCCATAGGTGCCTGTTTAGCAACCTTCACGATGGGATGTTTCTTAGGGTCAGCGTTGTAAGCGTCTTCATTGACATAAGCGATGCAATGTTCACAATTAGATGAGTGACAATCTTTACAATAGTCACGAATTTTAGTTGATGAACGAGCAGCTTTGGGAACGTTGTAAGGCCCGGCAGGCATTTGTTCCGTAGGTTCGCCACATGCGTCGCCCCAGTTGATATCTGATTTTCCAAGACCTCTAAGGCCTCCTTCTCCTTCATGTTGCATTGGATTGGCATCAAGGTGATTTCCTAATTTCCTCATATAGAGGATGTTGTGAATTCCAAGTCCGAGACCGGTCGCCATCTTGAGAAGATAGAATATACCATCGATAGCTTCAAAAACGGTTTGAAGTTTATTTGCTTCTTCAGCGATCGATGATGCAGTTGAAGCGAAAAGTTGTTCGCATTCTGCAACAATATTCTCTGATTCGTATGTATAGCACACATAGTGCTCTTCAGTCTTTGAGTCGAATATAACCACTCCATCGTAAAATACGAGAGCGATTTGGAATTTGAAACTGGGCTTAATCTTCTTCGCATTGATCTTCACAAGGGCAGATGGTAAATCTTCACCAACGAATTGGTATGTTTCCTTGAGGTCAGCGGCCACTTTCATTTTGTCGAAAACTGTAATGTGAGTATGGTCTAGGACATCGGCTGTCATGAACATAGCAAAGAAGTCTTTGAGAGACTTATCTTTCCATTCTGCAATGTGTATCTTCATACAGATGCGGTCCTTTGGTAGCGGTTTATCCCATACGGGTGGTGCAAATAAGTTCGTCATACGAACTTCGCCAAGAGCTTGATGGCATCCCACTTCTAGGAGTGCTTTGAAATAGTCCATTTTCTCTGATGTTTTGTCTTTTCCAGCAAATCGTGTTGTTTTCCTAATGACAATATCATCTGGGATGTTAAGAGCTTTTCCGGCGACACTGTATGAAATACTAGCGCCTAGCTTGATTCCGAATTCGAGATGAATTACTCGACGCATAAAAGCGTCGTGTTCAAATCCGACTTGTTGCCAAATGTTTTCCCATTGTCCAGTGTTGCAAATTCCGATAACAGGTTTACAATTGGGATCCATTTCTGCATCCCAAATGCAGTCGCACATGCTTTGAAATTTGGCGATACTCATACAACATTCGTCAAAAACGATATATTTGCCTGGGTATTCGGTTTCAATAGCGCGAGCAAATTCTGTCTTGCCAAGTCCTCCTTTTCCTGTAATGAAATATGAAAATGTTCCTTTATTGACAACAATGTCTCCAGCTTGGAGTTGCATTTGTTGATTGAACCATACTTGTTGTGCAGGCATGTAAGGTTGCATTCCGCGATTATTGGTGTCACGTCGCAGAACTCTTGGAGCGGGTGTGCCATGATCTTTAGTAGTAGCTTGTCGTTTGTATTTACTGATGTTACGAGCCTCAAAAAGAGGTCCCTGGAATGTGCGATTGAGCTTTGCACAATCAGCAGGTGTCAATTGATTTGGTGCTTGTTGTGTGACATCGAGATCGCAGACGAGAGGGTCGTCTACTTCATCGTCTCGTGCTAAGACGAGATCGTGATCAGTTTTGTAACGAACTTCGCAATTCTTCATTGCAGCAGCGATACGTCCGGGAGTGTAAATAGGGTCTCCTTCAACAAATACGTCGTAACGTCCTTGTTTGTTCTTGTGAGGGTTGAAACGCGTGATTGTGAGATGTGAAAAATCCTTTTTGTAATGGCCAGCAGGCAGAGGTTGACCGAGTTGGGATGATTGCATTGCAACAGCGTCTTCAACGCAAAAGAAGAGATCTCTTCGTCGATCGATTGCTTCGGGATTTGAAATAACCGAAGTTTCTGTTATTCCTGAAAGGTTTGAACAGATGATAATATATCGAGACGAAAATTGTGTTCCTTTCTCGTCAATAGAAGCCATGTTCATAGTATAAGCTTCGCTAGATTTGATTGGAATAAATTCCATAATATCTGGAGCTTCTGTTGATGAACCGAAATCATCATAAGTGTACACGTCTTGTCCACTGTAGTTAGACCTATAGGTCTCGCTTGACGTACAGACAAAATTGGTGAGTTTGGTGTTCTCCAGTCTTCCAAGGAGATGAACTATGTATGATACTAGCTTAGATTTGCCAGCACCTGGTAGTCCGAAAAACCAAACGCAAACAGGTTCTTGTCGTGTAGAGCATGTAGTTTGAATCTTTCTAAAAGCAGTTTGAACCCTGTTCTTACTTTCCATGAGTTTGAGTAGGAAGGGTGCGACAGTTGACATGTTTTCTTTCATGAACATATATTGTTCAGACAATTTGATAATGTCATCGCACGTGGTCGTCAATTCGTTAAGTTTGCCAGTGTTGTTGAGAATTTGAGTTCTCTCTTTTTGCATAGCAAGCTCGAAAGCATCTAGTCCTTTTTGTGCTTTAGTGATTTCTTTTATGAGTGCTTCTTTTGGTGCGAGAACGTCGTTCTCGAAAGCTGCTTTGAATGAGTTGCCTACAAAATCGTGCATAGAACCAAAACTGTTGAGGATGGTTCCAGAACTCTTCAAGCTGTCCGCCATAGAGTGCATAACTTTGTTGACTGATCGTCCGGGATCGGTAAAACCGAGACTTGTGAATGCCAATAGAGCGAGAGGGCCAACTATTTTCATAACTGGTGCTGCCTTATTAATATTTTGAGGCATTTTCTCTCCTATCATAGCAAAGAATTTCTTGAGCATAGGGTCCATTTCTTTTTCATTGGCTTGCCATTGTAAATCCATGTTCGGTTGTTCGCATTTCCATGTCTTGACTTTCATGTCTCCTGACATTTGTTCTCCTTCTGAAAGGATGGAGAAAGGGTTGTCAGGGTCGCCGAAGAAAAAGGAAACTCCTTCTTCCATGACTTTGGCACAAAAGCGTGCAATGTCTGATGGTGAATTCCAGTATAGTCCATAGGCTTCGAGAGCTGTGAATAGAATATTGGCGCGATAAGCGCCATTGCTTGATAGTTGAAAATCAGCAATCATCTTCATAAATGTGAGTGGTTTGAGAGATGATGTGACGTCTTCGATTTTTGAGAACATAGTGCGGTTAGTAGATCCTACACATTCAGAAAAAGATTTAATATGTTGATATCCTTTTTCGATAGTGTCGGGTTTATCTTTACTCCAACGATGAGCGACGACATTCTTGTTTGCAGGAATTGTCTTGGATGATTTGGTGCGAGTAAATGTGGGAGCAGTATAATTTTCTGCTTCTTTGGATATTTTCGCAATTTCTTCATCGTGTAATCGTTTCTTTTCGTGAACTGAATCAAAATGTCGATTGACATCTTGTCTGATTTGAGTTGGTCGATGGAATAGTGATGGTTGAAAATTTGCAGTGACAGGATCGACCTCGTCACTAGGACGAGGAGGCATGATAATATTATTGCGTCTGATTTCATCTAAGACTGCAAAATGTTCTTGATCAATTTTGATAGAATCGAGGATCGATTGACGAAGATTGGCCTTATCAATGAGTGTAGGAGAAGGCGCAATTTGAATAGTGTCAGGAACGATAGGTTCGATGTGCTCGACGATAGGTTGGAAATAAGATTTTATTTCGTCGTCGAGATTTGATGTATCAAAAGTTGGTGGGTCGACTTGATGTGTAGAAACAGGGCGAGATGCGAGCATATCGCGTTTGACTGTATCAGGGTTGAAGACCATGCCAAATTCATTGACGGGTTTCGGTTGTAAAAAGTCGAGGTTCTGTCTGAGCACGGTATTACGTGTGATGGGAGGGACAGAAGGAGGGCGAAAATTTTCGCCTTTGGTTGTAAAAGCGTACGCAGGTGTAAAAGCGCGTACGGGTGTTGGCGTTCTAATGTGGTAGGAACGCGGTGTATACGGATAACCGATTGATCCAGTACTCGAGAGAGGACCTACGGAAATCGTAGACATAGTTGTTTGCGCCATTGCTTGTGGCGGTATAAGTGAGTGTGTTGAGGAACCAAAAAAGGTCCGCAACTTATCCATTCTTCGATAAAGTCGAGGGCTGAATAAGACCAAAAAGAATGCTTCGTGTATTCAAGTAGAATGTAAGTAAAATACAGACGAGAGAGTACGTGAAAGCAAAAAGTGAGCAAATACTGCGGCTGAATGTGCGGCTAAGGTATAAACGTCCAAGGATCTCTA